CCCGATGTTTACAACAGCGTCGGCACGCCGGGCACGACCCCGACGTCGAACCTGACCTACTTGCAGGCCGGCGCGAAGATGACGAAGTTTGCGGCCCCGATGGTGGACCGCTGCGCCGTCCTCGACCCGCTGATGGCGGTGACGCTGGCGAATGCCAACTTCACCATCTTCAATCCGCAGGGGGCGCAGGGCACGATCTGGCGCGATGGCCAGTTCGGCGAACGCGCGCTGATGGTCGACGACTGGTATCAGGACCAGAACGTCTACCAGCACACAACCGGCACGTTCACGGCCTCGACGCCGCTCACGAACGGCGCCACGCAGACCGGCTCGAGCCTCATCACGGACGGCTGGGCCTCGGGTGCGTCGTCCTTGAAGAAGGGCGACATCTTCACCATCGCCGGCGTCTACGCGGTCAACCCGGTGAGCTATCAGAGCACGGGCCAGCTGCAGCAGTTCACGGTGCTGGCGAACATCAACGACACGACGGGCGCGATGACCATTTCGATTTCGCCGTCCATCATCACGTCGGGGCAGTTCCAGACGGTGACGAACTCGGCAGCGGACGACTCGGCCATCACGGTCTGGTCGGCGGTCGCGGCGGGTGGCACGTTGGCGACGACGGTCACGCCGCAGTCGCTGCTGTTCCATCCCGATGCGTTTGTCGCGGTGACGGCGGACCTGGCGAAGCCGAACGGTGGGGCGACGACCTCGAGCGTGCGCTCGAAGACGCTGGGCTTGTCGCTGCGCTACGTGCAGCAATACAACATTCAGACCGACCAGAACGCGAGTCGGTTTGACATTCTCTACGGGTGGGCCACCCTGCGGCCCGAATTGGCCTGCCGCGTGGTCGGCTAGGAGTAGACGCACATGGCTCTGACCAATACCTCACTGTCGGCGGCTTGCACCGCCACAGACCTCACGATCAACGTCACGTCGACCAGTTCGTTCGCGGTGGGTCGTCCCATCAAGATCGAACAGGAGTTCATGGGCCCGATCACGGCGATTGCCGGGACCGCGGTCAGCCTCCTGCGACGGGGCATCGATGGCACGGCGGCGGTCGCTCATAACGCGCTGGCGCCGCTCTCGACGGGGCTCTACTCGGACATGCCGCCGGTCACGCCTGGCACGTTCGTGGCGGTCCCGCCGATGAATGACGGGTTCGTGAGCTATTCCGTCTCCGGCGCCATCACGCTGCCGGACAAGAACACCGTCGTGGACATCACCAAGGCCACGGCCGCGGCGATGACGCTGGCGGACCCGACCGTGACGCAGAACGGCATCGTGCTGACGGTGGTCGCGCAGACCGCGGCCGCGCATACGGTGTCGAACTCGGCCGGCTCGGGCTTCAACGGCTCGGGCGCGTCGTTCGACATCGCCACATTCGGCGGCGGTATCGGGGATGCCCTCCAGGTCGTGGCGAACAACGGCAAGTGGATCACGCTCGTGACGAAGAACGTCACGCTCGGCTAACGGAGACCCTGTGACGCAGTTTACCGGTGCGGTTGTCGTGTGTTGTCGGGACAATGCCCGGTTTACGGCGTTTTGGGAATCGGTGTATGGGCTCAGATTGCCTCCCGGTCTGATGTGGAATCAGCCGGGGGGCGTCAGCCTCATCCGGTCGGCGAACCCGTCGATTGCCGCGGCTCGGAATCAAGCGGTGCTGTTGGCGAAGCAGCAGGGATGCCAGTGGCTGCTCTGGCTGGACGATGACCAGCTGTGTATGCCGAACACGCTCCTGAAGTTTCTGGAGCATCCCGAATCGATTGTCATCGGGTTGACGCTGTTTCGTCGGACGGTGGAAGGGTCGGATCGGTTCTTCCCCATCTGGTCGCAGCAGTTCGGCGCCGGCGCGGGGTGGAATGTCGTCACGACGGTGCCGCCGGTCGCGTCGAATGGCCTCGTGCCGCTGGTCTCGGGCACGATGGGTGGCGTCCTGACGCGCATGGACGTGTTTGAGACATTGCCGGGTCCGTGGTTCACGACAGGGCAAGAAGGCCCCGTGGATGAGGTCTGGGAGGACATCGCGTTCTACCAAGCGGCGAAGCGGGCTGGGATTGACGTCTGGGGCGACCCGAATATCCGATTTGGCCATATGGCGACGTTCGCGGTGTGGCCGCAGTTTCACGATGGGCAGTGGGCGACGGTGTTTGCGCGCGACTACGAGCCCATCATGGCCGTCAACTGGACGGATCAGCCACTACCGGCGTCCGTCCCGGCGCCGCGCGTGAGCGTCACGGCGGGTCCGCAGATGGTGGAGGTCTAACGTGGCCGCAGGAGTCTTGCAGTCGTTCAATTCAGCGTTGGCGATCACGAAGTCCGACACCGTCAACATCTACGCCGATTCGGATGGCGATGCGACGAAGGGCGTGCCGGCGCAGTTGACCGAAGCGGTCTACGTCGGGGGCGCCGGGATTGTCGTCGGCGTCTTTCAGAATGGCAGCACGGCGCAGTTCACGGCGGTCGCCGGAGAGATTCTGCCGATTCAAGTCAAGCGCGTGAACAGCGGGACCACGACGGCCACGCTGATGGTCGCGTTGCGTAACATCTAGGAGCGAGAATGCCGATTATCATCACGCCCGACTCCGACTTGGGCAAGGAACAAGCCCGCTGGAATCGTCCGAAGAATCAGTTCGACGAGTTCGGTGTGCCGGGGATGAACGCCGTCGGCTACGTGCCGTATCCCAAAATGGTCTACAAGGCCGCGACGTTGCCAAACGGCAAGGACGTCTGTGGTCAGGACGAGTGGGAGATTCCGGGGCCTCCGGGACAGCCGCCGCAGACCATGAAGGTCCGCACCACGCTCACGGTGAACGACGAGCGTGAGCACAAGGTGGCGCTGTCGAACGGCTACCACCCGACGCCGGGTCAGGCGCTGAAGGCGCTCGAGGAGACGGCCAACGCGGCCGCGTATCTCGCGCATGACAATCGCCGGATGAGTGCCGCGGCCAAGGCCGAGCTCCAGGCGGCGAACGACGAGGCCGGTCTGGATCATGTGCTGGACGTCGAAGTGAAGCGCCGGCCGGGTCGTCCGAAGAAGGTCGAAAGCGTGGACTAGTCGGTGCCTGAGAAGCCGGACTGGTGGGAGCGGGTCTTTCTCGCCTCGCTGCCGGCGCTGATTCAGGTCGCTCCGAAAGCCACGGCGCTCTCGGTCGTCTCTCGGGCGTGTCAGTTCGCGGATACGGCGATGATTCGGCTGGCGATGGAGCAAGACGAATTGCCTGCGACGTGGACGACGGGCCCGACCGATTCGACGCCGATGTGTGCGGATGGGTATCGGCACCATCGGTGGAGTGAAGTCGGGGTCTGTGTCCGGTGCGGGTATAGCAATAAGCAGTTGCACTGGCGGGCGAAGGCGCATCGGAATCGTGAGCGCAAGCTCAGAAAGGTCGCGGGATGAAGTTCCTACTGGCGTGGCTCTTTCTGCTGTTCGCGGTCGTGTTCGTGGGCGCTCAGAACAATGGAGGCGGCGTGGTCATTACGATTGTGTCTCCGTCCACCGGCGCGAATCTGATGGGCGTGTTGTCGGTCGATGTGACCGTCTCTGTCCCTGTGACGAGCCTGACCGCGAATCTGAACAAGGCTGGCGTGCTCGAGCCGGTCGCCACGTCTCCGCTCACGAAGTCCGGGAATGACCACTGGATCGCGGTGATGCCGTTGCCGACGGTGACGGTCTCGACGGGCTACTCCGTGACCGTGAGCGATGGGACGTCGGCCGCGATTCGGGCGTTCAATGTGGTGCCCGGGTCTGAGCCGGTGCCGCCGCGACCACCGACGGGCGACCATCAGGATATTCTGGCGGTGCTGTCGGTGATGCAGATGCAGATACAGAAGGGCTTCGCGCAGTTGGCGCCGATGCCGACACCGCAGGGCGTGGCCTGCGTGGCTGCCAGCGCGACGACGGTCTACGCCAATGGGCATTATAAGCTGACGCTCGATTGTCCCGCCTCCGTGGCGCCTGCGCCTCCGGCGAAGGGGTCTACGGTGAACGTGCTTCCGCCGCTGTCGAGCGGTGTCGTCGTGAAGTAGATGGCGAAATACGTCCTCCAGACTTATGAGTTTCGCGCACCGTTTCCAGGGATGCGTGCCGCGCATTGTCTGCCCGTGGGGGTGTTCTCCTCGATTGACTTTCGCCCACTGAGTGAGTGTGGCGCGCAGGCCCAGTCCACCACGAATGCCATCATGGCCGTCGATGATGCGGCTCCGAATCCGACTGGATCCGTGCAGGTGGCCACGGACCTCGACGAGACGATCTCCGCCGCCCATCGACTCCGGTTGCGGAATGCCTTTAATGCGCCGAATCCGCTGACGTCTACGCGCCTCGGGGACGTGCTGCACGAACTGTTCACGCTGCAAGGCGATATTGACCAGACGCGGTGTTGTGGACCGCTTCTGCCGACGTCTCAGACGTTGCAGTTCGAGATTCATCTCGGCGGGCAGGTGCGCCGGAAGCCGTTTGACATCGGTGGTCCAGAGTGGCCGCTGGTGCAAGCGCAGATACGGGCGATGTATCGACAGTTGCGCGCCGACACACTGCTCGGACGCCTGCCGTCGGGTTTCTACCGCAAGGCGCTCGGTTACTGGCTGCGGAAGTTCAAGTTTAAAGAGAGTGACTTCGCGCGGTTCGTGCCAGATGACTTGCCACGCGAACAGCCACTAGACCCTGCGACGACGCTGCTGGAGACGTTCAACCAGTCGAATAGTCCGGTCCTTGGCCCGGTCTATACCTGGAATCAATTGTTCAACAACTCGACCGTTTCCACGGTCTTCGCCACGGATACGCAGCGGTGCTCCGTGTTAGATACGGTCTTTGGCGGGAACGCCTCCTGCCGCGCCGAAGCCGACGTTTCCGGCACGGACCACTACGCGGAGACGGACGTCGTCGTGATGACGAGTCCAGGGTCGAACAATAACCAGTGGGGGCCCTGCACGCGCTTTTCAATCTCGGCGCAGACGCATTACATGTCGCGTCTCGTGGGTATCGTGAACGAGTTGCGACTGTCGAAGGTCGTCACGGGCACAGAGACGGACCTGGCGACCGTCGGCGTCACGATTTCGATTCCCGATACGGTTCGGCAGACGAGTAATGGGACGTCGCTCAGTGACAGTTTCAACGGCGTGGCGAAGAACTCCGTCACGGACTCGTCGATTACGACCGGCACGCGCGGTGGGTTGTGGGGCTATACCACGACGACGGGGGAATCGATGGGCGTGCCGTGGACGATGAGTGATATTGCGGCCTCGGCGGGATGGGGTGCGCTGATGGGTATGGCTCGGAATCGTCTTGTGGTGGCGAACTAATGGCATACATTGGCGACTTCCGGCTTGGTGACACCTTCGATACGAAGTTCTGCACGGTCACGACGACCGGGGCGCCTACGCAGTTGGCCGGGTCGCCGGTCATCTCGGCCTATCCGGGGAACTCCACCACGCAGTTGACGGCTGGCATTACGTTGTCGGTGGACTTCGACTCGGTCACGGGCCTGAACAATGTGCGCGTGGTCGCGTCGGGTGGCAACGGGTATGCCACGGCCACGAATTACCAGTTGGTCATCACGACGGGCACCGTCGGCGGCACGTCCGTCGTCGGGTATGTGGTCGCGGAGTTCTCGATTGAAGCCCGATCGGCGCTGATGCCGACGACGGCGGCGCGGACGCTCGATGTCTCGGCCGGCGGTGAAGCCGATGCCATCTTGGCCGATGGGGTCGCGCATGGCGGCACGCTCGGCTCGAGCACGGCGACACTGGCGCTCTCGCGGCTGAACATCACGAGTCAGACGTCCAACACGTCGGCGATTACGGCGACGGGTAACGGCACGGGCCACGGCATCAACGCGGCCAGCGGCACGGGCGCGACCGGGAACGGCATCACGTCCACGTCAGCGGCCACGAACGGCAACGGCATGAGCCTGACCGGAAACGGGACCGGCGACGGGCTCCTGGCGACCGGTGGCGCGAGTGCGGGTGGTGACGGTATCGCCGCCGCGGCGGGTGGTGGTGTCGGGATGCGTGCGGCCATCACGGGGAACATCACGGGCGACTTGTCTGGGTCTGTCGGGTCTGTGACAGGCGCCGTCGGGAGTGTCACGGGGGCCGTCGGGTCGGTCACTGGGAACGTGGGCGGCAACGTCACGGGTTCTGTGGGTTCCGTGACCGGCAACGTCGGCGGGAACGTGACGGGATCGGTCGGTTCGGTAGCCTCGGGTGGCATCACGTCGGCGAGTTTTGCGGCCGGCGCCATCAACGCAGCGGCCATTGCCACGGGCGCTATTGACGCCGATGCGCTGGCGACCGATGCGGTCAACGAGATTGCCGACGGCGTGTGGGATGAGCAGTTGTCCGGTCATACGACGGCGGGCAGCGCCGGTAAGGCGTTGTCGGATGCGGGGTCGGCTGGCGACCCGTGGAGCACGGCGCTGCCGGGTGCGTATGGCGCCGGCACAGCGGGGCATATCGTCGGCACGGCGCTGCCAGACATCGCGCCTGGTTCGACGAATGGCCTCCTGCGCGGTGGCACGAACGCGGCGACCAGCATCACGACGGCGCTCACGGCGAACATCATTGGCAACATCACGGGCAATCTGTCGGGTTCGGTCGGGTCGGTCACGGGTGCGGTAGGCTCCGTGACCGGTGCGGTCGGGTCAGTGACGGGGAACGTAGGCGGCAACGTCGTGGGATCGGTGGCGAGTGTCACCGGGAACGTCGGCGGGAACGTGGTCGGGTCTGTGGCCTCGGTGGTGGCCGGCGTGACAGTCACGACCAACAACGACAAGACCGGCTATGCGCTGTCATCGGCGGGCGTGGACGCCATCCTGGACGATGCGGTGGACGGCTCGGTGACGGTGCGTCAGTCGCTTCGGCTGAACAATTCCGGCGCCGGCGGGAAGTTGTCTGGTGCGGCGACGACCACCGTGGCGATTCGTGACCTGGCGGATACGAAGGACCGCGTGACGGCGACCGTCGATGCGGACGGCAATCGTACGGCGGTCACCTTGGACCTGACGTAAATGTGGGCCTCACGCTACTGGGCGGATCGGATGTGGGCGCCGCGGTATTGGTGCAAGGTCGGTCAGACATCGGCCATCAAAGAGCGCCGGATGACGGATTTCCCTGACCGCGTGGGTTCACGGTCGAACATTCCGGCCTCGACGCAGACGGGAGGGTTCTAGTGGGCTATCCAGTGTCGAGAGGGAACACGTCTACGTCGTTACAGTTCCTGATGGTGTTGTCGGTGGATCACGTTACGGGGGCCACGGGAAAGTTGCCGACGGTGGAACTGAAGAAGAACGGTGAGACGGCGTTTGCGCCGGCCGTTGGGGCGGTGACGGAAGTCGGGAATGGGTGGTATCAGGTGGCGGCGTCGGCGCTCGATACGAACGTGCTTGGGCCAATGTTGCTCCATGCGACCGCGTCTGCGTGTGACCCGCGCGACGACACGTTTACGGTCGTGAATTATCGGCCGGCGTCGTTGCCGGCACTGTAAGGAGGACTCGTGGGCTATCCCGTCAGCATTTCTAACTCCACGACTGGCCTCCAGTTCCTGATGGTGCTGTCGTCCGACCATATTACGGGCGCGACGGGCAAGACGCCAACGGTCACGCTGAAAAAGAATGGCGTGTCGGGCTTTGCCGCGGCGTCAGGGTCGGTGACGGAAGTCGGTAGCGGCTGGTATGAACTCGCGGCCTCGCCTATTGATGCGAACACGCTTGGGCCGCTGCTTCTCCATGCCACGGCCACTGGCTGTGATCCGCGTGACGATGCGTTTACGGTCGTCAACTATAACCCGTCCTCAGTCACGCCCGTGTCGCCCCCTTCGGGGACGTCGTTCGGCACCGTCACGGCGTTGCAGTTCATCTCTCGTGCGTTGATTGACATCGGCGTGCTGTCGCCGTCTGAAGACCCAGGACCAGGTCAGGCGCAGGACGGGATGCGTCGGTTGAACCAGATGCTTTCTTCGTGGGCGACCGAGACACTCACGATGCAGGTCACCGCGCGGGATGTGTTTGACCTGGTGTCCAGTCAGCAGGAATACACGGTCGGCAACGGTGGTGATTGGGATATCGCGCGTCCGTTATTCGTGACCGGATGCGGGCTCATCCTGAACAGCACGACGCCGGCGGTGGAGATTCCGATGGCCGTCATCACGGATGACGCCTACGAAGCGATTCAGGTCAAGACGCTGACGAATCCGCTGCCGACGATGCTCTACTACAATCCGACGTTTCCGTTTGGCACGGCGTTTCTGTGGCCGAATCCTACGAGTGGCGACAACCAGATCGCGTTCTACTCGAAGCGGGCGATGACGGGCTTTGCGAGTCTAACGGCGCAGTATGCGTTCTCGCCCGGATACGAGGAGGCCATCGAATACAATCTCGCCATCCGGTTGGCGGCGCCGAATGGTCGGTCCCTCTCGCAGATTCCAGAGGTCGTGCAGTTCGCGCAGGACGCGCTCGGCAAGGTGAAGCGGGCGAACATCCGGCTGGCGGATGCCGCGCTGGACCTGGCGCTGTCGCCGAACCGGATGGGCTCCTACAACATCTACTCGGATCAGGGGTCGTAAATGGCCCGTGTCGCCGTGCCGGGATTCGTGGGGGGCTCTGGGAAGGTCCGGTCCCGTCGCGCTGACGTGGAGCGGACGGTCAACTTCTATCTCGAGCGGGCCGACGGGAACAGTCCGGCCGGCGATCCCTACTTCATCGGCACACCCGGTATCCAGCCGTTTGTGAACCTGCTGGCCGGGTCGGTGCGGTGCCTGTTCTACGAGAGCACGTATCGGCGACTGTTCGCGGTCGGTGGGTCCGGGTTCTACGAAGTCTACGCCAATCGGACGATCATCCTGCGGGGCGTGGTTGCGGTGGATGAGAACCCGGCGACCATCTCCAGCAACGGTCTCGGGGGCCATCAACTGTTCATCACGTCAGGCGGGCACGGCTACATCTTCGACCTGAACGTCGAGACGTTTGGCGAGATTACCGATGACGGGTTCAACACGCCGACGATCATGGGCCTGTTCACCGATGGCTACTTCCTGAGCCTGTATCCGGGCGGGTTCCAACTGTCGTCGCTCGAAGATGGGTTGGAATGGGACGGGCTCGACGTCGCGCAGGTCAGCCAAGCCGCTGATACGCCGATTGCGATGGGCCTCTCGCACCGCGAAGTCTGGTTGTGGGGCACGAAGACGACGAATCCCTGGTATGACTCCGGGAATGGCTCGTTCCCGTTTGAGCCGATTCAAGGTGGGTTCGTGGAGATCGGCATCGCGGCGCCGTTTGCGTTTGCGAATCTCGACAACACGCTCTACTGGCTGACGGAGAACCAGAACGGGGCGCGTGAAGTCGTGCGGGCGAATGGGTATGCCGCGCAGCGGGTGTCCACCCATGCGGTGGAGTTCGCGCTGAATCAGGCGCCGAATCTGGTCGGGGCCTTGATGTTCGCGCAGCAGGACGAGGGGCACGCCTTCCTCTGGTTGCTGGTGCCGTCGTTGTCCACGACGTGGGTCTATGACGTCTCGACACAGGCGTGGCACGAGCGGGCGCTGTGGAATCCCGAGACCAGCATCCAGTTTGAGCCGCATCCGGCGCGTAATCACGCCTACTGCTACAACACGCATCTGGTCGGGGACCGCTCGACGGGCGTCATCTACGAGATGCGGCTGGACTTGTATGCCGATGACCTGGTGGTGCCCTAGTGGCGATGACGCAGTTTCTGCCGACGCCGTTGTCGACGGATGCGCCTCCGGCGACGGCAGGTCCGTATACGCTCACGGCGTTTGCGAATGACGCACGGCCCAATCACGATCTCGTCACGACGGTGCCGTGTCCGGTCGTCGGCGGCAATATCACGTTCAGTATCCCGATGGTGCATACGAAGGTCGGGGATGGCTGGGCGACGTGGAGCCACGGCTATACCGGCGACCTGTATTTCGTGGAGTTCCCAGACGACCTCGAAAGTTTTACCATCTCGCTCCCGCCGAATGTCGGCGCGTTCATGTGGTATATGGAGCCGAACGTCTTCTCGACGTTCACGGTCGTCTACTCAGCGAGTGATGGCACGACATCAGGGACGCAGCCGGTAGAGGCGGAAAACGGGGCCTCTGGCTTCGGGTGGTATGCGCCGGTCGGTCAGACCATTACGTCGATCACGATGCGTGATTTCGACACAGAGACGATTGAGTTTGGATTCGCCTTCGGAGAGTTTCTCGTCGCTGAGGGTGCGGGCGATACGGGGATCACCTTCTCGAAGACGACGAATGTCGATGATCCGACGGCGGAGTTCATCATCACCGTCGGTCCCGGTCTGGACCCGGCGACCTTCACGCTCAAAGGCGGCGACTCGGTCACGTATGTCGGGCTCGATCCCGAGGTCGAATACTTCTGTTCAGAGGGGCAAGTCTGCGGCTGGTCTCAAGCGGCGATTGTCGTCAGCGACGGCACCGCCGATGCGATTGAACTCACCGAAGGCGAGATAACGACGGTGGAGTTTCAGAACGAGACCGCGCCCGTCATCCCCGGCGAGAATGGCTGTGCGCCGATTACCTCCAATCGTCGGCTGATTCGTCGACTGCGCCAGTCGCCGCATATCGCCAATCAAGGCCAGTGGACGTTCATTCACAACTTCGAACTGTGGATGGATGTCGGCGTGGGGCTGAACACGTCGCAGGGGCAGGGCTCGGACCCGATGATCCACCTGCAAATCTCGAAGGATGGCGGCGCGACCTGGGGCGCGTCGATGCCCATGTCGGTCGGCAAGCTCGGGGAATACCGCCAGCGCGTCATCTGGTGGCAGCTCGGGCAGGCCCGAGATTGGGTCTTCCGCGTGACGTGTTCCGATCCGGTCGCGTGGGGACTGGTGCAGGCCTACATGGACCTCGAGCCGGGGATTAGCTGATGCCGAAGCTCAACAGCGTCGGCTCGGCGGCTCAGGGGACGGTGGCGACGTCGATTGACGGCACGACGCCGACCGGACTGGGCTCGTCGGTCAACGGAGCCCCGCGCTGGTTCGACGATGACACGCTGATTCTCCAGAACGAGTTCTCGCCG